TCGATGACCGCGGCGGCGGGGAACTCCACGACACCGTTCGAACCGTGCACGCGGTAGGTCTCCGGGCGCAGCCAGTTCGTGCCGACCAACTCCACCGTCGACGGCGGGATGCGAACCAGGGCCACGCGGCCATCCTCCCCGCGGACCTTGACCAGGTAGCAGGCGTCATACAGGGCCAGGTCGCGGACCAGGTTGCCGAGCCAGCGTGAGCGGGTCTGCATCGGGTCGGGACGGTTCAGGGTGGCGGCCAGCGGACCTTCCGAGATGCGGCGCCGCTCATCGTCGCTGACACGTTCGAACGCGTGGATGGGGATCTGCCCGATGTTGCGCGCCAGGAAGTCAACGACGGCGCGCAGCTCCGGCTGGGTTCGGTAGATCTGGTCGTATGTGAGATACTCTTGGTTGTAGAGCGCCACCGACTCATAGAGCAGGCCGGCCAGGGTCGGCCTTGCGACTGCTACCAGTCCGCCGTCATTCTGTACCACTGCCATCAGTTGACCACCTGCACGAACTCGACCAGTGCGCGCTCAATGCAAACCGTGCCGCTGACCGGGATCGGGTCCTGGCCGGGTTCGAGCAGCTGCGCGTTGCCGAGCACCAGCAGCTCACGTTTGGCGGTGAGCAGCGCGCCGCGGAACGCCCGACCGGTGGTCAGGTTCACAAGCACTGTGCGATGTAGAGCCACGCCCCGATAGGATGACATCAGGCAACAGCCACCTTGACGTACACGGCTGGTGTGGCTGCGACTGTTTCTGGCGAGCCCAGCGTGAATGTTGCGGCGAGCCCACTGGAACCACTACCGGCAAGCCGGAATGCGACTGCACTGTTGTTCGTCCCGTTCGTTCCAACCAAGCCGTAGTGGGTGTATGGCATCACGTTGCCCACCGAAATGGCGAGCGCTGGCAGTGAACCAGTCAGGTTGGTCTGGCACGCGAGCCAGTAGGTGGTGCTGCTATCAACGGCCAGCGGCGTGGCCAGGGTCAGCTCTTTCATACCCACGGACCCGTTCGTGTTGTTGATGGTCAGCGTTCCCGCATCTACAAGCAGGTTCTGCGGTGCGGCCTGAAAGCTGTCATAGATGCCGAGCCGGTAGACGTGCGCGCCGCCCGAGTGGGAAGCCGAGAGAAACAGACCGATGTGTGTGACCGTACACGCCTCCGAGAACTGAACGCGCACAACGCCACCGATGTGTTGAGCAGCCGGCGTGTTGAAGATGGTAGAACCATACTGCGTGTAGTAGCGGTTGTCGACCGGGAACTGTTGTGCCAAGGTCTCTGGGAAGAAGTCAGGTGCGGGCGGGCTGTATGGCGCCGGGCTGAAACTGCTGTCTGCGTTGCTCATCACGGCACCTGCAACACTGCGACATCGGCAGTCTCTCCGGAAAGACAGATGCCCGAGATGCTGGCCTTGATGCGCAGCGCAATCGTGCGAGATGAGCCGACCGGCAACGGCATCCCGGTATCCCCGGTGTTGTCCAGTTCCGTGTCGCCCAGGTAGACATCGCCGGGTCCCAGGTTGTAGATCTCATACGTCATCCGGCCATCCTCTTTTGCGACGGGCGCGGTGTCGTCTTCCACGATGTTCGTGATCTCATCGGTGATTGCTACGCGGTAGCTGTTCGGGTTGCTCATAGTGTCGTGATGCCTCTCTCCTCATAGACGCTGCGGTATGTATCGAGTGAACCAGAGAGCATCGCCAGATGCAGGGCCATCACTGTTGCCACACATCCGTCGATGCGGGCCGTGCTCTGGCTCTTGCTGGGTTTGACGTTGCCTGCCGGGTCCGTCTGACACAGTGCTGCGGTGACGTGGGTTTCCAGCACGGGATGGCCGGCGTGGCGGATCCCCTGACCCAACACCAGGCGTTCCAGTTCCTTGGTTGGGGCTGACATTGTGGCGAACCCTTGCCTGACCGGCAGGCAGTTGATGCCGGCCTCGATGAGCTGCGTGATGAGCCCGGTGGCGTTCCACGGGTCATAGCCGATGGTCAGGCCTTGGTAGCGGTCGGCCAGTTCGAAGATCTTGGCCTTGATGAATGAGTAGTCAACCAGGTTGCCAGGCGTCGCCTGGATGTAGCCGTCGGCCACCCACTGCCGGTATGGTAGCCGGTCGGTGCGTTCCTTGTCCGCCAGGTTCGCTTCGGGCATCCAGAAGAATGGCTCAATGTCATAGGTGCCGTCAGCCTGCGGGCGGATGACCGAGAGTGCCGAGATGTCTGTTGTGCTCGACAGGTCCAGGCCGGCGAACACCGGCGCGCCGGGGGCGTGCTCTCTGACGGGTTCGGCCAGAGCCTTCCAGGCGTCGGGGTCAATCCAGCGGCTGACCTCTGACGTCCATACGCCGAGATGCAGCTGCCTGAATGTCGTCTGCCGCGCCGGGGACACGGTTGCCCGGGTGACCTCTTCACGCAGGTAGTCTTCGGTGATAGTGATACCGAGAGAAGGGTTGGCGGCGCGCCACACCTCTGGGTTTTTCCAGTCGGCGTCCTTGTCGGCGCCGTAGATGACGCCCAGGAATGACGGGTCAACGATGTCGCCCGCGGCGACACGCAGCGTGTAGTCGTGCTGCTCCCACGCGATGCTGAATGGGTCATACACGCCGGCGGTGGTGATGCCGAACACGATGGGCTGCGACCGCGCGCCAACCGACGTGGCCAGAACGTCCCAGAGCTCACGGTCCCGGTGCGCGTGCACCTCATCGATGACAGCAATGTGGCAGTTCAGACCGTGTTGACCGGCGGCCTCTGCCGAGATCGCACGCAACACGCTGCCGCTCTTCGGGTGTTCGATGTAGGAACGCACCGCGCTGCACCGCTTGGCGAGCGCCGGCGACTGCTGAACCATCTTGCGGGCCAGTTCGAAACAGAGCCGGGCTTGCATCCGGTCGCGCGCACCGAGAATGACCTGCGCGGCGGGTTCCCCGTCGGCCAGTAGCCCGTAGAGTGCGATGCCTGCGGCAAGCGTGGTCTTGGCATTCTTGCGGGGCACCTCGACCCAGCAGGTGCGATACAGGCGGCTGCCGTCGGCGCGCTTGTAGCCGAACAGGGGCCGCACGATCTCATACTCCATCCACGGCATCAGCTTCCACTTGTCGCCGGCGCCTTTGCCTTCGACCAGGTTGATGAGCCCGAAGAAACGCACCGCGCGGTCGGCGGCGTCTTCGTCATAGTAGGCACCCTCAGGTAGATGTAGCGCCGCCGTGCTGACCGTTGGTTCAGTCCAGGAACGCGTCATCAGCACCGCCGCCGGTAGTCTCTACGTTGAGACGCCCGCGCGCCGATGGCGTCAGTCCCAGTTCTGCTGCGAGCTGTCGAATGAGCTGCGCCGCATCGCGCTGCACGCGCACCGCCGGGTTCGTGACTACCCCATCCCGACGGCCCTTGATGAGCACCCCGGTCTTGTCCACGATCTCCGTTGCGCGCTGGTAGTTGAGAACGGCGTTGCAGTAGGATGCGATGACATCCTGGTCGGCGGTGAACAGCAGGTTCATCTCTTTCAGCTGTTTCGTGACGCGCTTCCAGATGACCTTGGCCTCTGGGCAGAGCCAGTCGGGGCAGCGTGGTGTCGTCGCCTTTGGTTTCGGTTCATTCTTCGGCATCCGATCCGGGCGAGCGGTGCCGCGGACCAGTTTCAGATGCGACGGCAGCGGGGCCGGGCCGGGGGCGCTCACTTCTTGCTCCTGCCCGGGCGGGGACGGTCGACCAGTTTCATCTTGTATGGGTTCTCATCCGGCGGCGTGTAGTCCTCACGGCGGATGAGCGGCACGTCTTTCCAGCGCGTGTAGTCGACGTGATGGTGCCAGCGTCCGAACTTCCACACCACCTTCGACACGTCGGGGTGAACGTCCACCAACATCTTGCTCTTCGGCATCGTGCCCTCTGCCGCATAGAACGCCTCTGTGTTCCCGCCGCCGAGCGTCTGTGTCGTGACCTTGTATTGCAGGAACGCATTGAACTGCACCGTCTGCCACCCGCCTTTGAGAAGGTCGAGCGACAGGATGGTGTCCTCATTGTAGCGACCACGCCAGCGGAACGGGACGTCATTGCGGATGAGGTTGCAGGAGTAGATGCGAGTGCCGACCACGAACACCGGCAGCTTGGCGCGGGACGGGGCAAACATCCAGTATTGCGGGCCGGCCATACCCAGGTTCTCATAGCGCAGGCTGAACTCTTCCATCGCGTGAAAGGTCATACCATCACCGACCGGGATGCGCTTGTTCTGATGCAGCCGAGCGAACAGACTGATGTTGTCGTCCATCACCCAGTGCCACGCGTGGCCCTCCGCAATCGAGTGTTCCCAGATGAAGTTGCGAGCCGGGCCCGGTCCCTTGCTTTTGCTGTCTCCGAGATCGTCGCACGTCTCATAGTTGCGCTGATACTCCGGGTCAAGTATGAGCAGCTTGTCGGTATGGAAATGCTGCGCATACTCATCGAACTGCTGCTGCTCGACCACCAGACGGTATGGCACGTTGATGCTGTCCAGGAACCGGGGCGTGAGCGCTGTCGCCGCCCGCGACTTGGACGGGATGTAGAGCGGGAACCGTGGCTGCGTCGCAGACATCACTCACCTGCTTCGGCGTCGGCATCCTCTTCGGTGTCTTCGCCGGCGGCCACATACTGTTGCTTGACGTCGGAACCGACCAGGCCATCAGAGACAGGCCACCAGGTTGAGCTGCGCTTCTCCTGGCCGATGAGCTCAAAGAACTTGACCGCATCCTGCTCCGTCGCAAAGTGGATCGTGCAGTGGAATGCCGACAGCTTGTCGTCTTGCTCATAGTCTGGCATCCCGGTCCACTCTGCTGCCGGGTCAGTCGCCGGCGCAATCGTTGGGAAACCAAGGTCAGCCAGATCCCAACCTTCACCGGCCAGCTCTTCGAGCGTCGATGAGAGGGTCAGCTTGTCCCACTCTGCAAGTTCTGCGGTGCGGTTGTCCGCAATCGCATACGCCCGGGCGGTGGCTTCGTCATCCTCCACGAAGATCGCAGCGATATGAGACCAGCCGAGCTGTTTGGCCGCTTGCAGCTGGTGGTTGCCGGCGATGACCTGACCTGTTGGCCCGTTCGGACCGTCGCCCATCTTCCGCACCACGATGGGTTTGCGCTGTCCGAACTTGGCATATGACTTGGCGATGGCGTCCACGTCGCC